GAAATCGCCGGAGACAGCGACGGAGATGTCGCCCTTGCCGCCGGAGAAGTACTTCTTGCGGGCCACCATCTTGTCCATGAGCGGCCGGTTCTGGAGTGTCTGTCTCCACTGGTCTCCCTTGTCGAGATACCAGTCGAGGGCGGAGTTCGCGATATTGGTGAGTTCGCCTGCTGTGAAGGCCATTGGGGAATTCCCCTCGTAGCCTTACGCCCTGCGTGAGTTCTCCAGTCCTTGGAGCGCCGCTTCCATTAAGGATTTCGGTGCGGATCGGGCGGAAGGCGTTTGCGTGGACCCGTTCGGCAGTGAACCGGTAGCCCTCGGCCTTGGCAGTATCGAGCGCGTGTGCCTGTTGACCTCGTCATAGGCCGCCTTGGTGATGTCCAAGGCTTCCTCGACGGTGCCGATGCGGCCGCCGCGTTCGAGCAATAAGGCCTGAGCCACCCTGCGAACGGAGGGTGCCTTCGCCTTGTAATCGGGATCGCTCGCTGCAAGCCGCTGCTCGAAGCTGGTGACGGCGCGCTGGACGTTGCCCTGAACGTTCTGGAGCGCCAGCTGCTGGTTGGCAGCCTCGTGCTCCTGCACGGTTATCTGGGCACGCTGATGATCGAAGCGCTGGCGCGCGAACTCCTTGGCGGCTGCTTCCGTCAGGTGACCCTGCCGGACACGCTCGCCGAGGTCTCTCGGCAGCACGATCCCAAGATACTCTTGGGCCGTCCTGACGAATGGAGCGACCATCTGGTAGAACGTCGCATAGTCCCCGGAACGCAACGCCGCCATGGTTTTCAGGCCATTGGCGACATCGTCTCCGGATAGCTGCGCAGTCCTCGCAAATTGCTCCAGTTCGCCGCCTACTTGGGCCGCGCCGTGCAGTCTCTGGACCTCGCCGCGAAGCCCTTCGACCTCGCCACGCAGTTCACGGCGCTGCTTCAGCAGCTTGTTGATCTTCTTTCGGATGGCCGGGGGAGCTTCGTGCTCCTCGGCATCGGGCACGTCTTCACCATCCGCTTCGGGGGCTTCCGCCTGATCCGGATCGTCTGGCGTATGAGGCTCAGGAGCAGCCTCGCCATCAGCCTCTTCACCCTCTGCCAGTACGTCCTTCTCGTTCGTGGCAGGGACCACCTTGAGAACGGCGTCGAGCAGGGAGGACTTGGCTTCCCTTCCAGTGTCGGCATCCAGCTTCGGGCTAGCGTCGCTGGGCGTCGATTGCGTCGCGGGAGACGGAGACGGAGACGGGGAGGTGTCTGGTGCTGTGCTTTCTGTCCCCGCCGGGACATTGTCTTCCATCGATCCCTCTTAATTCGTTGTGCGCTTTATAGGCGCGATTGAATGTGTGCCGCAAGGGAGACAAGTTCAGCCAGTCTCCGGGCTCTGTCTCCTTTTGCCGGGGCGACCTCGGTCCCGGATTAAGTTTCCGCTTACTTTTTACGCGGTGGTATCCGTGCGCCAGACCTGCGGGCCTGATTAAGACTGGCCGCTACCGCTTGTTTTTGTGGATAACCGGAAGCTTTCATCTCTTTGATGTTGGAACTGATGGTCTTCTTCGAAGACCCCTTCTTGAGTGGCATCGTCCCTGTCTCCCTTCACTGCATCATCGGACCGCCGCTGCCATTTGGCAGGCGTTGATCGGCTGGCGACGGCGTCGGCGATGCCGGGTTCGGCGACGGCGGTGCCGGCGTGTTGAGCGCGCCCTGCGGTCCCTGCGCGTTGGGATCGGGCTGGCCCGGCAGTCCCGGTATCTTGCCGGCGTTCATCGAGGTGACGCTGGGCAGGCCGTCGGCGACCGCCTCGTCGACGTCGATCTTGTCGTCGAGACGACTGATCGCCTGTTTTGCCAAGAACGACGGCTTGATCCCCGGCAGCTGCATCAGGATCGGAGCCAACCGCTCGAACTTCTGGATTTCCTCGGCTTGGTTGGGGCGGCCCGACGAGCCGGCGACGATTTCGAGATAGAGGTCCTTGGAGACCTCGGCCTTGGTCAGCACCGGCCACATCGCGCCGGGTCCGACAATCGACTTGACGACGTCCTCGGAGACGTTGAGCAGCAGTATCTGCCCTCCGGCGCGCGCCAAGGCCGTCAGCGTGTCGTCGATGTCGTCGATGATGGAGCCGGTCGCCGTGGCCTTGGCTCCTGCCGCGATGTTGCTCTCGGTCGCCGTGTCTCCAGAGGTGCCGCCAAGGTCAGCCTCTTGGTCCCCGACGGTTCGGAGCAGGTCCTGAAAGATCGGGTTGACCTCATACAGATTGGGATCAATCGGCACGCCCTTGAACGCCTGCACGACGGCATTGATGTCCTGCCCCGGCTGCAAGCCGGCGATGGCGATCAGCGCGTTGACCGGATGGTTTTTGAAGGCGTCGATGTCTTCTTCGCTGAGCGTGCCGTCGGCGTAGACGGTCTTGGGGCGGTTGGCGATGCGGTGCTCCCTCAGGCCTTGTCTCGAACGATTAAGCTCGCGCTGCATCGGCCGGATCAGCGCCACGTCGCTCGGCGGGAAGACGAAGCCGTCAAGCTCGTTGAAGGCGACGAGGAACCACGGCCAGAAGCGGTCGGTGTAGACGTCGGGGGCCGCCGGCTCCTTGAGGAAGTCCGGCCAGCCGTCGCAGATCGTGTAGACCAGCCCGTCCTTCTTGTTGAACATCTCCCAGACGAGGCACATCTCGGTGTCGCCCGCCGAGATGCGCGAAGACGTGCCGTCGCTGCCGCCGTTCTGCCACGAGGCGCGCGCCCGCTCGTAGTCGGTGCCGCTGTCGACGCGCTCATAGGAATTATGGCTCTTGGAGACGTCGACGCCATAGATTTCCTGAATGTCGTTGACCGAGAGACAGAACTCCTCGGCGGCCCACTCGCAGCCCAAGAAGTCCCTTAACTGGATGCAGCGCGGATCGGGAATGATCGCCGTCGACTTGGGCCATGAGAACTGCAAGCCCTCGCGCACCACGACGTCCTGCTCGGTCGACAGTTCTTGCAGCATGAGGCGCATCTCCTCGGCCTCGCTGCTGTCCATATCGACCTCGTTGTCGGCGATGTCGGCGGAGATGCGTTCGATCACCGACAGCTGCGTCTCGATGTCGGCGATGCGGCTGTCCAAGTCGGGCGAGCGTCCCATCAGGCGCTGGAAGCCGAGGCGGACCCAGCCGACGCCGGAGGTCGTGGCGCGGCGCACCGTCATCTTCATCATCGACTTGAAGGACTGCTGCTGCTCGCTGATCTCATAATCGTAGAGAAGCTCCAGCGTCCGCGCGATCTTGTTGAGGATGGTGATCTGCTCCTTCACCGCCTGCGCGTCGGCGAGCACGGCCAAGGCGTTCTGGACCTCGTCGGGCGGCGGCATCATCGGCATCGGCGAGGGCGGCAGTTCCGCGCCCGGCGGCATGCCTTCCGGACCGGGCGCTCCGGGAGACATGCCCGCTGGAGGCGCTGGTGGCGCTGCCGGACCGGGCATCGGTGTTGGCGGGGTGCCCGGCATGGACGGCATGCCCGAGGCCATGCCCATCAGGGCCTGCTGGCCCTGCTGCACGGTTTGCTGCGCCTTCTGCAAGCCCTCGGCGGTGCCGTCCCATACCGTCGACAGTATGCGTGGCCGCCTGCGGCACGACGCCTTGGGGTTCTTGGCGTAGACCGTGGAGACCCTTTTCTGGATGTGCTGGAGAGTGATGTTGGCGATGTAGAGGTCGCTGTCGCTGCTGTCGTTGTAGATCGACACCTTGGGGTCTTCGCCCCACTGCATGCCGGCCGCGAATTTCTGGTCGGCCAGCATCTTCTTGAACGGCTTTTCCCAGAAGGTCTTGGCCTGCTTGACCATGTCGGTCATGGCGTCGACGAGGGCCTTGCGCTTGTCGTCTGGTTCCGGCTTCTCGCGCGGCACCATGTCCTCGCCGGGAGGCGTCAGCGGTGGTTCGAGCAGGGGCTCCGGCTCAGGCGGAGACAGGCCGAAGGGATCGGCCGGGTCGGAGGGGAGAGCCATAAGGCGTCACCAACCTTGCTTCTGTGCGGCGTTACGCTCCTTGCGTTCCTGCAATGCCGAGGCCTTGACCCAGCCCAGCGTCCCGGTCGACGGGACTGGAGCAGCCTTGCGCGGAACCTTGGGCGGCGCGTGCATCACCAGACCTACGCCCACCCATGCCAATGCGTCAACGAAGTCGTCATGCGTACCGAACGGAAATTGCAGGATTTCCTGCCGCGCCTCCATCCACCACGTCGCATAGGAGGGGAAATAGACCAGTCCCATCGTCATGCGCGCCTTTATCGACTGGGCGCGCGCCTGCTTGTCGTGGACCGGCGTGACCTCGAACACCGAGGTGAAAGTGCTGCGCTCCAGCATGCGCTTCCTGAGGAAGGGTCCTATCGACCCGGTGATGTGGCCGCGCTCGGCCCACCACGTCAGCGGCTTGTACTTGGCCATCAGGTCGATCATGCGCTCGACCACGATGTTGGAGGGATAGCGGCCCCACAGCACGTCATCCATGATCCAGATATTCTGGTCCTCGTCGATGCCGATGGGCAGGAGACAGGTCTTGTCGCGGTCTTGTTTGGTGGAGACGGCGTGGTCCGAGGCTGCGTAGAACCGGAGCTTGTTATCGGGCGGTCGCTCGCCACGGTTATAGGTGCGGATGCTGTCGGCGATGAAGAAATTGCCTTTCTCCGGCGTGGGGCTGCCCTGATAGAGCGCCTGAAAGCCGCGCGGGTCGGCCTCGCGCAAGCCTTCGAGATACGGCACGGGGAAGCGCTGCGGCCATAGCGCCTCACCGTATTTGCGGCCCAGCGGGTCCTTGTCGAGGGCGAGCGCCGGCAGGTCGATGATCTTCCAGCGCTTGGCTTCGACAGGCGAGTAATCGGGATTGGTCGGGTCGGTGAGCCGGCCGACCATGTCATCCTCGTGCCAGCGCGTCTGGATCACGATGATCCAGCCGATGTGGGCGTTGAGGCGGGTCTTGGCGACTTGGTTGTACCACTCCCACAACTTCTTGCGGGTGACGACGCTGTCGGCCTCGACGCGGTCCTTGATCGGGTCGTCGATCAACAGGCCGGTGGAGCCGCGCCCGGTGGCGGCGGAGCCCCGGCCGATGAAGAACAGCTTGCCGCCCTTGTCTCCCTCGATGCGGTCGACGCTCGCCGAGGAGAGCACGCGTCCCGGGAAGACCTGCGCGTAGAGCGGGTCCTCGATGATCTCGCGCACCTCGCGGCCGAAGTCCCAGCTGAGCTTGTCGGCATAGGTGGCGAGGATCAGGCTCTGGTCCGGGTGCCGGCCGTGGAACCATGCCGGGAACAGCCGCGAGGAAAGCTCGGACTTCCCGTGTCTCGGCGGGACGTTGATGATCAGCCGGGAGACAAGCCCAAGCTCGACCTGCTCAAGGGCCGCCGCTATGGCGACATGGTGCTTGGCGGTGACATATTGCGAATAGGCGGGATCATCAGGGTGCAGCGGATCGGGGCGCATGAAGCGTGCAAAGGCAAGCAGGTCGTCGCGCGCCTGAAGCGCCGACTGGCGGCGCTTCAGGGCATTCAGGTAGCGTGTCTCCCGGGCAGTGAGCGCCGTCATGCAGCCGGCTGGTCTCCTTCAGGCTGGTCGGGAGTAGGAGGCGTCGCGTCTGGACTGTCCTCGTCCTCGTCGTCCTCGTCCTTGTCGCCGTTGCGCCCCTTCTTGGGGTCCTGCCAGCCGCCGTCCTGAGCCACGAGCGTGGCTTGGTTCAGCATGGCGATCACCGCCATGTTCTTGGTGATGCGGTGCCGGTACATCTGGATAAGCTCGCTCACGGCAAGCTCGAAATCCTTCGTCATGGGTTTCTCCTCCTTTATGCGAACGCTGGTTGCCAGCAATTCACCATAGGTGATCTGCATCTCGAAATCCTCAACCTCCTGATGCCGAAGCGCTCCAGCACTCCGGCATCAGCTTGCCGTTGTCACTTCAGTTAAGCCGGGGCACGCCGCCGCCGATGCCAGCCATGCCGAGCAGGGCGTAGATCACGATGATGACGCCGACGACAATGCTGACAACCTTGACCAGCTTGTTGAGCGGTTCCGGCACCGGCAGGAAATCGCAGACCCACCAGATGACGCCGATCACCACGGCGACGACGAGGATATAGATCAGGGTTGAGACCATGGGAGAGTTCCTTTCATTCAACCGGGATCGGGGTGACTGCCACCGCCGCCGCCCGGGCCGGGGTCAGGGGAGCCGCCTCCCGAGCCGCCTCCATCAGGAGGTCCGCCACCACCTCCGCCGTCGGGTGGGCCTTCGCCGCCACCACCGCCGCCGTCAGGAGGACCAGCGCCACCGCCACCACCATCAGGAGGCCCAGACCCACCGCCACCACCGTCAGGAGGAGTGCTTCCACCACCGCCTCCAGTGCTTGGCGGGTTCTGGCTGACACCTCCACCCCCGCTGGCAGACTGAGGTGGACTGTGGGCTGGCTGCTGCTGCTGTTGTTCATCCTGCTTGTTGCCCCTGAATTGCACCCGCCCGTGCCTGTCGGCGCACTGGCTGACTTCCCTGTGGATGTTGACCATGCGCAACACCCGGCACTGGTCCTCGGAGAACGTGACCCCGCAGGAGACAAGCATCAAGGGTATCAGGATCAGGACGCGTTTCACTTGTCATCGGCCAGCATCTTGTCGGCAATCAGTTTCAACGCTTCGCAATACGAGTTGATCTCCTCGCGATCCGGCTGCCGGTCGAGGGCGACGTTGACGAACCAGCGGTCCGACCCGGTGAAAGCGAAGCCCGACGACACCGCCCAGACGTCGGGGCCGCCGCGCTGCTGCGCGTGGCGCAGCGTACAGCCGGCCTGCTGGCTGGAGAACTCTTCATATGTCGACAGGAACCTGTCGAGCAGCTTCTCGTCGTCAAGGGCGCGCCACACCAGATATGCCGGGATGGCGATGACCACCAGCATGCCGATCACCAGCACGTTGCTGATGGTCAGGCCTTTGACCGCGTTCAGCCAGCCGAGGTATCTGCCTTCAGCCGGTGCTGGCGCAGGCGGTGGCTGGTCCAACGGGCATCCTCACTTGGTGCCGCGACTGACCGCGCTGGTGCCAAACGGTTGCTGTATCTGTCCGCTCTCGTTGACCAGCGGCGGGAGACAGGAGCCGGCGTTGCAGGCGGCGACCGCTGCCGCAAGCTGCTTGGTCAAGCGCGCTGCCCGGTAGTAGTGGTAACAGTTGGAGCCGCAGGTCGGTGGCGGACCATACTCAAGGGCTTCGGCCTGCTCATAGGCGAGGTAGCTCGACAGTTGCTGCACGAGAGTGGGCGTGGTCTGGGCGGAGACAGCGGTGCTGATCAGCAGCGCGGCCAGCAAGGTCGGGAGACACCTCATTGGTCATTTTCCTTTTTCCTGTCATGTCGGCTGGGTGGCCGGCTCGGTGAACGGCTCGATGGTGCCGCCGTCCTCGATGTAGCGCAGCCAGTCGCCGACCTGACTGTCTTCAGTCAAGAACCACTCGGTGCCTTGGTCGTCGGTGGCAATCACCTGCTTCGGGGCTCCGAGCGGTTGCAGCCTAATCTCGTCGAGAGGGGCATAGCGTGCGCTGACATAGGGCATTGGTTCACATCCTCGCGCTGACGGCCGCAACAATGCCGCGCATATCGGCTACACCATTTGCAACAACATTAACTCCAATGTTCGTCATGTATACACTCGTATTGTATGGCGTTTGTGCGGTCACGTTTGCTGTCGTAGCCCATCCCGCTATTGTCACAGCAGGGCTTACCCGTTTCATCACCTTGAATGGGCATGGGTTCATTGTTGTCGTGCCTCCGTTGCCATACTGATAGATGTTAAGTCCATCGATGTATTCGAGATAGCGCTGGCACGTCGCGAATTCCTGCGCCTCGTCGGGCAGCGTCCATGGCGGCGCAATGCCGGTGTTGAGCGGATCGAGATGGAGCGAAACATCGAACAGTTCGAAGGTATTGTTGACCGTCGCCAGTCCATTGGTCGCGCTGGCCAGAGTTGTCAGGCCGCCAGCCTGCCAGCCCGCAACGCCGACCTGATTTGCCCCGCCTGCAATCGCGACCGTCACGATATAGGCTCTCGACGTATCGACAGGCCACGTCCCCGTCACATCGCCGGGGATGACAAATGCCTGTTCAGTGTCCGTATTGGCCTGCCCTGCCGAGATCACAAACGACGTGATGTAACTGCGCGTCGTGTCGCCATTCCTGACCGACACGCCATAGGTTCCCGCAGGACCTTTGAAGCCAAAGCGCAGCACAGTCTGTCTGGCACCTGCCGCTCCATAGCCAAAATCCGCAACGCGCGTGCCTTCGATGCTTTGGTATATCTGGCAGTATTCCGTGGCAGCCAGCGAAGTGTCGGCTGTCGTCACAGTCAGGCGCAAGCGGTTCCTTGATCCATTTGGCGTTGCCACCTGCACGCGCTGGAACGACACCGCACCTGTCGTTACAAAGGCCGCGCTCCACTGATCGGCAGCAAAATAACCGGATGTTGTTCCCGCCGTGTTGCCGGTCTCTTGGCTCACCTGCATCGCGCCGTTCACGATGCGATTGCGCGCCTGCGCCGTGGCAATCGGCACGCTGCTTGAGGCCACCCGCCAAGCGCCGCCGGAATACTGGTACTGCGGCCCGCCCGCAGGGATGTAGATGGTGCCGTCAGTCGGGGAGGCTGGGAAATCGAAAGCCATCAGCGATATTCCTCGATCACGACCATGCCGTCCGCGCCAGCACCTCCCGGCACCGCCGAGCCTGCAAAGGCATTGAGCGCCCCAGCGCCGCCAGAGCCGCGCCCGTTGCCCGCATTGCCACCGTTGTGAAAGGCAGACGCCGTATTTACTACCTGACCTGTTCCGCCTGCTCCAAACCGGCTCGATGCACCGGCCTGCGCCATGCCGATAATCGTTGTCGCTATCGTCGTGTGGAAGCCGAAGCCGCCCTGATCGCCTGTCGCATTGATATCACCGCCTGTCGCCGAACCGCCGCCGCCGCCGACCCGCGTTCCTCCAGTCGCATTGAAACCGGCAGCACCAGCATTGCCGCCATTAGCCGTCAGCGTATTGGTGCCGTCGCTGTAACTCGATGCGGTGCCGGCCGAGGCGCTCGCGCCGCCCGTGCCGATGGTGCAGGTCGGCGTGAACGTGCCGGTCGGCTTGACGATCCACTTTTCGCAATAGCCGCCCGCGCCGCCACCAGACCCCATCTGGCCGTTGCTGCCAGAACCGGCAACGGCATTGCCGCCGCCACCGCCGCCGCCCTGCACCTGCACCCGGAATATACGGGTGTTGGCGTTAAGCGTGATTGCGCCTGACGTCGTGATGAACTGCCGCTGGATGAGACCGGAACCTGAAGGCGCGACGACCTGCACCCATTGCTGGGAATTGCCGTCGTCGTAGTAGACGAACAGCGCCCCGGTATCGCTCTCCCACCAGAGTTGCCCCGGCACCGGGTTGGCGGGCGCGGCATCGCTCGGCATCGCCCCTTGGAATTGCGCCGCGACGACAGCCCACACAGTACCGTTCCAACGGTACGTCGGCCCGCCCGCTGGCTGGTAGAGGGTTCCGGTGGTCGGGGATGCGGGGAAATCGAACGCCATCACATCCTCGCGTTCAGGCTGATGGTACTGTCGGAAACGAAGTTGCCGGCGGCGGCACTGACGGCATTGGCCGACAGGATAAAGGCACTTGTCCCGTAGTTCGTCGGTCCCGTGCAATTGCTGTTGGTCACGCCGGAAAATGCCAAGGCCGCGCCGACCCGCATGGGCGTTATCGCGGTTGACAGCCTACCCTGAAATCCGGCTGCGGTCCCGTAACCGGCTATGTAGCCGGTCAGTTTCTGCCAGTACCTCATGCACGCCGCCAGTTCCTGCGCCTCGTCTGGCATCGTCCATGGCGGTGCAATGCCGGTGGCGAGCGGGTCGAGGTAGAGGCCGACATCGTAGAGTTCGAAGGTATTGCCAAGAGTGGCAAGGCCGTTGGTGTTGCTGGCTGTGCCGATGAGATTACCTGCCTGCCAGCCCGCAACGCCTTGCAAGGTCGTTCCGGTCGCCATTGTAAAATAAATGATCATCCCCCGACTGGTGTCTGATGGCCAAGTGCCAGTTACGTCACCGGGAATGATGAAAGTCTGCGTCGTGTCTGTGTTGGCTTGCCCGGCGCTGATCGTGAAATTGGCGATATAGGATCGGTTAGCGGAGCCATTGTTGATGCTGATCGAATAGGTGCCCGCCGGAGACTTCCAGCCGAAGCGCAGGATCGCTTGCTTTGCAGCCGCGCTCCCCCATTGAAAATCCGCAAGGCGGATACCCTCGATATTGGTCTGGAGGAACAGGTACTCCCCGGCTGCGAGGGAAGCATCAGCTGCGGAAACATAGACCTGATAGCGATTTCTGGAGCCGTTGGGCGTGACTGCCTGCGCCCGTCCCGTGCTGACCGTACCTGTCGTGGCGAAAGTAGCCAGCCACTGATCGGCCCCATAGAAAGCAGACACTGTTGAGGTGGTGTTGCCGTTCTCTTGGCTTATCTGCATCGCGCCGTTCACGATGCGTGAGCGCGTCTCCGCCGTGGTCACGCCCGACACGACGCCGGCCTCGATTGCCCACGTGGTGCCGTCCCAGACGTAGCTTGGCCCACCTGCCGGGCGGTAGGCCGTGCCGGGGGTCGGATTGGCTGGGAAATCGAAAGCCATCGTCAGCCCCTCAGACCTTCAAGGACGTAATACATTTGGGCGATGTTGCCGGTTGCCATCATCAGGCGAATGGCGTTCCGCGCGACCGACGTAGCGTGATAGGCGACAGAATAAGCCGATGTCAGCGCCGGCCCCGGCTGCGCATAGACAGCCTGCGAAAGAAAATGCGCATTACCGTTCTGGTTGAATTCGGAAATCTGGAATTTGAAACCCACGTTCCAGCTAGGTGCGATACCCGGCTGCCCAGCAAAAACAAATGCGCTGTAATTGCCGCCGGCTCCAGAGGCCGTCGTGCCGGAGGTGCTGGCTTGCTGGATGCCGTAATTGGAACCGGAAGCATCGAAGGTCGCGCCGTTGTCGGTCGAGTTCCTGATCTGAAGGTGGTTGCCACTGGTACTGTTGTTCAGCGCCTGACCGGAACCGCGCAGGATGCGGAAGGGCGCGAGGTTCGGGATGTCGACGCTGGCGACATTGCTGACGAAGCCAGACGCGATCACTTCCCAGCCGGTGACCTTCTGCGGACCCGATATCTGAACCCACTGTTTCGTATTTCCGTCGTCGTAGTAGAGGAACAATTTCCCGGTCGAGGATTGCCACCAGCCATTGCCGTGCTGGGGGCTTGCCGGGGGCGTGTCTCCGATGAAGGTGTAGGTCGCGACCTGAGACGCGACGACGTTCTGCTGCACCCACTGCTGGGAGTTCCCGTCGTCGTACCAGATATACGTATTGCCGGTGTCGCTCTCGAACCACAGCTGCCCGTTGGCCGGCGACGCCGGAGGGCCATCCGCGATGACCGTGTTGGGCGGGACCACCACCTCCTGCCATGCCGCGTTCTTGCGGACATACTGCTTGCTGTCGCTGGCGGCATCGACGATGAAGCCGGCGGTGGCCGCCGTCGCCACGGCGTGCAGTGACCCACCCGCGAGGTTGCCGTGCTGGGCAGCATTGATGCTGCCGGTCTGGTTGGAGAGTGTCAGGTAATAGGCGCTGCTTTGCCCATCGAGAAGATCGGCATCGAGGTTCGAGCCCGTGCCGTCGACGGTCAAAAGCTTGGAGAGGATGCTGGCCGGGGTGATGCCGGCGACAATCGCGGCATCGGCCGCGTCGACATAGTCCTTGCGCGTAGGGTTGCTGTCTCCGCCCCCGGTCGGGATGCCGAGATAGCCGGACATCGTGTCTCCGGACTTGGCGACCTTGGTCGCGTCGGCAGCCGCCTGCGCCGTCGAGACGGGCTTGTTCGCGTCTGAGGTGTTATCGACGTTGGAAAGGCCCACGGCTGCCTTGTCCAGCGTCGCCCAAGTCTTGTCTCCGCGCCAGTACTGGGTGGTCACGCCGGGGACGATGGCGTTCTCCTTGGACGGCATGTCGGCGGCGGTGATTATGATGTCCCACTGGCTCGGATTGAAGGAACCGGCAGTGACGGCCCCTTTGGCCCGGTAGAGGGCTCCGGCCTGTATAGTGAAGTTACCCGCAGTATAATCGCTCGCCGAAGAGAAGAACCGGACAGCGACGATATCCTGCGGATTTTTGCCCGCGTCTACAACCCCCAGCTGCAAATCGGCTAGGTTGACGTAGAGTTCGCCGACCTCCCGCGTGTTGGGCGCGGGGCGGCTCCCCTTGACGGACGTGCGAAGGGATTGAACTCGGATGGGCATGTGCCCTCGCCTTAATGGCCTATATAGGCCGGCTTTGAAGAGACCTATCTAGGTCCCGCAGTCCCGACATCATGCACTCAGAACGTGCCGCAGTCGAGCAGGCTCAAGGTCCAGACGAAACCCGGCCCCGGCCCGGAGACAAGCACCTGCCCCTGCGCATCCGGATTGGGAAAGCTCGATCCGGCAGCCCCTGCCGCCCATGCCACGGTATAGGCGTCCCCCGGCAGCACGGTCTGCACCACCTGTCCGGCCGAAGGGTCGGCGAAGGGTATGTGAAGGGCGTTCCTGAAAGCCTGCGTCGTGCCGCTCATGTCCATGCGCTCCCGTTCCAGACCTTGACCGGCTTGGTGATCCAGCTGGAGCCGCTCCAGACTTTGGCCGGCTTCAAGGCCCATGCCGATCCACCCCACGCCTTGAGACGCCCGGCAGGAGCGCCAGCGGGAGCGAGTTCGATGCCCAGCATGACGACGCGGGTGTTGGTCGAGACGTATTGCGGGCTGATCGCCGCCGACGTGATATCATAGGAAGTGGCGTGACGCCGGGCCGTGGAGTGCGCGGCGTTGGACAGCGCGGTGTAACCCGCTGGAACCGTGAAGCTATTGCCGCCGACGCCGGCCGTGCCGAGCAGCGTGATGTTGGTGGCTCCGGGCGCGGCGCTGAAAGTGAGGATCGGATCGCCGTTGACGAGGTCCTCGGCGGTCTTCACCTGCACGGTCGAACCGGAGACCTCCGATGACAGCACCGACGCGATGGTGACGCCGATTGAATTGCCGCCGGTCGTCGTCACCGTGACCGTCATCGCCGCAGGGGACGCGCCGACGCTGCTCGAAATGAACCACGTGCCGCGAACGTCGGCGACGGAGAAAGACGAGTTCACGAAGTCCAGCAGCTGCGTCCACGTCAAGCCTGACGTGTCCGAAATGGTCGGCAGCACCACCCCGGCACTGCCCTTGTAGGACGCGACGAAGGCGATCAACCGGGTGTTGGCGGGCGGCGTGAAGCTTGCCGTCGTGTGGGTGGCGGCCTGCGCCCCGGTCCCGGCGACCTGAACGACGGGTGCCGTGCTCACGTGGTATCGATCCAGACGTCGTTGACGCTAGGCGAGGAAGGCGCGGAACCAGCAATCGTGATCCTGCCGCCGGAAACGTCGTCGGCAGCAAGGATCGCAGCCGCGACAAAAGCGGTGCTGGCGATCTGGGTCGTATTGGTGCCCGGCGCGGCAGTCGGGACATCAGGCGTGCCAGTGAAGGTCGGGTCGAACAGGTCAGCCTTGTTGCCCAGCACCGGGGTGATGTTGGCGGCGATGTAGTTCTCGATCTCGCCGAGCGTGTCGAAGCCTGACGAGGCCGACCCGACAAGCGCGGCGACATTGGCCCTGACATGTGCCGTCGTAGCAATCTGCGTGGTGCTGGTCGCGGTCGCGGCGGTCGGTGCGGTCGGCGTGCCCGTGAGCGCCGGCGAGGCCAGCGGAGCCTTGGCCGCCAGATCGGAGACAAGGTTCGTCACGCCCGATTGCGCAATGGGAAGCGTCGGCGGGAAGGTGCTCGGCTTGCCCGTGATGTCGGCCCACGCCGTGGAGCCGCCACCGCCACCGCCTCCCCCGCCGCCGGCCACCGATTTCGACCATACCAAGAAGACGTAACTGTCGGCTGACGGGGCCGTGACAAAGGTGATCTGGCTCCCCACTGCCGTAAACGATATCCCCGGCTCCTGAACGACGCCATCCAAGGAGACGACAAGCTCCTCGTAGGACACGACATTCACCGGCACTGATGGAACGATCTTGGTTTCCAGATCGAACACCTTCTTGGTCCCGTCGATGCCGACCAGAGGTTTCAGGGAGTAAGCCTGCACGGCCCCCGGAGACAGCTGCTCGACCGGCATCAGCACGTCGACAGCGACCATGTCCCCCGCCCGTAAAGGACGCTGGAATGTCACCGTCGAGGACGGGGCGTCGACCACGAAGTCGTTGATCGGCATCAGCTTTATGCCGTTGACGTGGGGATCGACCTGCTCCGGGGAACCCGGCGTCAGGGTCCATGACCGTCCCTGTAGGTCCATCGCGGTCAGGGGAAACGCCGTCTGTCCTGCGGTCGCTTCGTACCAGAGGGTGGCGATCCCGGACCGGTTGACGCCGGCATAGAAGGGTTCCCAAGAAGAACCGGTCCAGACGTAAGGTTGATGGTCGTCGCTGTCATAGTATATCGAGCCGGTCTCGATGGGTCCGCCATTGTTGTTCGTCGTCGGCGGCTCCGAATGCACGCCCAAGTAGAGCGAGGTCAGCATGCCGAAGGCATTCGCCGCTTGGTTCGCCCACCACCGGGAAGACCAGTGATCCCCCGTAATGTCCATGACTTTCAAGGCGTTATCGGGAAGCGTGTCGGGCATGTACTCGGCCCACATCTGCGAACTCTCGGCCCAAGCCTGCGCCGAGCTTTCGGCATCGTCCCAGTCGTCGACGGCGGTGCGGGTCTCGGCGTTGAGGACCTCCAGAAGCGCTATCGAGGCCTGCGCCTCGTCCCGCATGGCGATTGCCGCGCCCAAAGCGCTGTTCCTGACGTCGTCGATGCCAGTTTTGGCCTCGACGGCGCGGTCGCGGGCCTCAAGAGCCTCCTGAAGGGCTATTTCGGCAGCCGCTTTGGCGTTTTTTGCCTCTTCGCAGGCCAAAATGGCCTGCTGGAGGTCCGTTGCGACCATCTGGCGGACGTCGTGAAGGGTTTTTTCGAAGATTTCGGCCTTCACGGCGTCAATTCCGACGATTTGCGGGACCAAGGAGCCGTCGTCGCGCCTTATTTCGAGCAGTTTGGTCTCAAGGTCCGAGATTGCGGCGTAGATGGCGTCGAAACTCGCATCCAGCATGTCCCCCGGGGGCTGGTCCCCGGGATGACTGGCATTCCAGTCGGTGAACGAGATCAGGCGGCGCAAGGTCTGGAGCATGGGAGAGCGGCTCCTTCTGCACTTGGTCTACAATCGGCATGGGCTGGCGTCTAGGGCCGGTCTTTCTGCCGGAGGCGCTCGATCTCCTCCGATATCTCCGCGTCTGTCATCTCGTTGAGGGGCTTCTCGGTCTGGCGCAGCGGGCTTTGCAGCCGGCCGATGTCGCCGATGCTCTCAAGAAGCGTTCGCGCGGCCGCAGCACGTGCTGCCGGGGGAGCATCTTCATTCAGGGAGACAGAAACGAGCGTGTTGGTCGCAACTATCCGTATCGCGTCTTTTGAGGGTACTGAGGACGTTGGTTGTTTAGACAAAAAGAACCTCAGACAAACAGGACATAAAATCTTGGAAATTTTGCAAGTGTGGGAGCGATTACGTACTCGGTGCCCACGCGGGGTCGGGCCGGGGGTCGGTTTGCGGAACGGAACGTGAACCTGACACTATAGCCCTAGTACTTTCAAGCATAGAGACATGTCTCTGTCTCTGTCTCTAGTATTGATCTACTACAACCAAGTATCCAGTACTTGGCTTTACTTGGTTAGCTTGGTGTATTTCTTTCGCGTTGCTCTAGTTTTACTCTCTTTTGGGGTATCTCGCGCCGTGAGTGCTAACCTATACATCTTTGGAGACATCATACGATTGGCGTGCGCTTCCGCGAGCAAACCCCTATCGACCGGAGACACAGGCGAGACAGGGATATCCGGAGACAAGCCGCTAGCGCCGATTGCCGCAAGGCCTTTGCGCACGATGCTGCGTCCCGTCGTTTTGGATTGCGTCCCGCCCGGCTGGTTATGCAACGCCCATCTGTGACCGCCATGCACGCGGCAACGCGTGCTAGCGTTCACCGCGTCATTGCGGCAACGCTCGCCGGTCGACCGTGTCATTGCCGTGCATTGCACGCGTCCGGAACCGGGCGTGAAATCGCCCCAACCGCGCCGCTTGGCGACAACCGGCGTGATGTCCGCGTGCTTCGGCCCGGAGCGTTGCGGTATCACCCATAGCGGCCGGTTCTTGCGTTCACCCATGGCCGTGAGTGTAACCTAGCCCTAGGGTTGTAGAAAACGGGACGCGGTTGCAAAGCAAACCGGAGACAAGCGTTGCTTTTCTCTATTGGTTTTCTTCTGTCTCTTTACTTCAAAGGTGATTTTCGGGTTTGTGAACCCCCTGCGCCACAAGGGTTTGCGCGTTTTAGGTTTACTGTCTCTTTACTGTCTCTCCCAAATAAAGCCGGAGACAGGGGAGACAGAAGGGTAAAAAACTCTATAGGCTGTTTCGCCCATAAACGAGCGCCACAGGGGCGCGGGCTCCGGCATGATGGATTTCACCTAGAAAAATACAACCGCTCTGGCGCGCGTCTGCGTGGCGTCTAGGGCATATCCGGCCGGCTTATCTCAGGCGCAACCGACATCATGCGGCACGGTTCCCGGCATGGGGACGTCCATTGCGCGCGGATTGCCGCTGTTTCGCCCTAGGACGCGTGCCAGAGGGGTTCCAAGGCAAAAAGGCTGTAGGGGTAGCCAAAACCACAAAACGCGTCCTGTGCGCGTTTATGGGGGTTTTTGCTGGTTTTCCGGTTGCACCGGCCTTGTGGCTGCAACCGGACATGGAAAAGCCCGGCTTGCATGGCGCAAGCCGGGCTTTGAGGATGGTTTCTAGGCGAAGCTGGCGCGACTAGCGCGACAGCGCCGTGACCAGCACGCCCAAGCCGGCATTGGCGATATCGTCCGAACGGCATGACGCGCCTAGGCGGAAACCCTCATGCACGGGAACGTCAATGCACAAGGCGACCGTCTCGACATCCAAGCGTGCCGCGTAAGCGCAAGCCTTGGGAACGCCGGCCGGCGTCTGGCACGCGCCGTCCGATATCACAAACATCATTTTGCGCTTGGATGGCGCGCGATTGGCAAGCCGCGTCGCCGCGACGATCATTGACTTTGTGAGGGGGGTTCCGCCGCCGACGTCATAGGCGAGTTGCCCGAACCGCGATGCATCCCCGATCATGTCCTTATCGCCCTTCACAACGCGCAAGCCGCCGCTTGACGTGTTGAATTGCAGGACCTCGCACTTGACCCCTACCTGATGCGCGGCTTGCGCGATGGCAAGCGCAAGCGACGCAGCCGCGAGAGCGCACACCATCATGGAACCGGAACCATCGACAAGAACGACGATTTCGGTTTCGTATCCGCCGGTAATGGTCCGCTTGGCGAACACGTTTTCGGTTTCGCCGGCCGCGATGCGCCAGTAAGCGAAGCGGTCGACGCGGCCGGAATTGCGGTTCCTATCCCATGCTTCCGTTTCTTCGGCACGCAGCACGCGCGCCACTTGCGCGCGAAGCTTGCCAGCCTTCATTGCCTCGCGCTTGACGATGCCGGCATTGCCGTCATGGCCCGGCATCGTGGGAAGCGGCTTTGAAGCGTTGCGGCGGGCTTCCCGAATGGCATCGATGATTGCCGTTTCGCCATTCAGGGCTTGGCGGTTCCCGATTTTCTCGCGCGCCGTCTTGCGGTTTTGTTTCGCCTGCTTTTCCGACACGGGATTGATGTCGACCGGGAGCATGTCCTCGGGCTTGATGCCGGTTCCGCCGATTTCGCCCGGTTGACCCTTGTCGGTTCCGCCCGTGTCATTGCCGGCATCGCTCTCGCTCTCGCTCTCGCTCTCGCTCTCGCTCTCGCTCTCGCTCTCGCTCTCGCCGGCATCGCTCTCGCTCTCGCCGGCATCGCTCTCGCCGGCATCGCTCTCGCCGGCATCGCTCTCGCCGGCATCGCTCTCGCCGGCATCGCTCTCGCTCTCGCTCTCGCCGGCATCGCTCTCGCTCTCGCGGCCGGGATTGACCGGCATGTCGCTCTCGCTCTCGCTCTCGCGGCCGGGATTGACCGGGAAATCGCCTTGCGGCTTTTCCGGCTTGGGCTGCGTCGCGAGTTCGCCCTTGATCCACCGGGCGATGTCTAGGACATCTTCGGTTGAACCGGCTCTATCAAGCCGCGCCATTGCCTCGCCCACAAGGCTAGCAAGGGCGGGTTTCATGCGCGACAGCATGCGGCGACCCTGTGGAAGATCGTAACCGCAAATGTGGACACGGCCGGCAATCGCCAGAACGTAGGGCAACTGGCGAAGATCGTTGACGTTGAACTTTTTGTCGGCAAGCGCGCTGTCGATGCTCCAAGCCATCAAGCCCGTGAGCAATTCGCGGTAGTTGCCGGCGAACGCGTCCTTCATCGCCTGCCGCTCAATGCGCGGGTCCTCTAGGCCGTTCACAAGCTCATGCACGCGTTCTTTGACGCCCTGCCGCCAAGCGGCAACCGACGTATAGAACGCGTGCGAAATTTCGTGAAGGAAGTATGCACAAAACCTGTCCATTTCGGCGCGCGTGATGCGCGTTGCGGCCGGCAGTACCGGGAAGTGCATCGTGACGTGAACGAAGCCATGATAGTCGGTTTCGTGCCAGATGGACGCGGTTCCCGTGACTTCGTCCGCTGTCGCCTTGATGCGTCCCGGCATGCGGCCGGTCATCAGGATGAAAGCGCGAATGTTGCTTTCCATTGCGTCAAGGGTATCGGGGAGTGCTATCGTTTGCATTTTTGTCATTTCCTCAGGTTTGTTTCTGTCTCGCGTTTTTAAAACGCCTAGGCGTTTTAACGAGAAAAGCGCGCTTGGTCAAGCGCGCTTTTCACTCACTAGGGGTTAGGCCGGTTATTCAACCGGCGTGAAAGGCGACCCGGGCATTGGAGCCGGAGCGGGAGCGGGAACCGGTTGCCCGTCTAGCTCTGCCTGATATGCGCCCTTGTCGAAAGCCATTTTGATATGGGCCCGCAAGGCTTCCCGTTCCGCGTCCGGCAAGCGCGACAGCATGGTCATTTCAAACGCCGTGTCAGCGTTGAAACCGTGCCGCGTCGCCTTCACGAAAGCGATCATCCGGCGCAAGCTCATAGGCCGGTTCTCGAAGCCCGCGAGCTTGCGCACGCCGCCGATGAAGCTGACAACGCGTTCGCAAGCCGGAAGCGGCGCGCCCGTGCGATTGGCAAGCGCCTGCGTCTCCAAATCCAGCGGGAGATAGTCGACGTAAATCATACGTTCCATGCGGTCGACAAGCGCCGCATTGGCTTGCATCGTGCCCGAATAAAGCCCGGTATCGTCGCCGTAACCGCGCGTGTTGTCGCACGCCGCGAACACAACGCCATCCGCCACGGGAACGCGTTCGCCGGTCGAATGGATGTAGAGCACGCGAGCGCTCATCAGCGTTTGCAGCACGGCCGCCATTCCGGGCGGGGCGAGCGTGATTTCATCGAACATGATGACCGTTCCGGGCTGGCGTATGGCTTGTGTCAGGATACCGTCACACCAAACCATGCCACCGTTGCCGTCCGGCATCGGTTGCCCGATCAATTCGACCGCTTCCGCCTGTTTCTGGAAGGGAATGCACACGAACGGCCGGCCGGCATTCGCCGCGAATTGTTCCGGCATGGTTGATTTGCCGCCGCCGGCCGGGCCCGCAAGCCAAACGCTCCCGCCATGCTCCGCCGCTGTCGCGAGTTGCGCCATGTTGACCGGATCAACAACATACATGGGGTCAATCTTCGCCGCGTCCGGCGCGCTCCAAGCGGTCATGGGGAAGCTCGCGAGGGAACCCCTGATACCAAACATCTTGCCTAGCGTTGTCTGCTTGTCGCGGCGCGCGGCCGGCGCACGCTTGGGAAGCATGCGGGAACCGGAAGCGCCGGAACCCGAACCGGAAACGGGAACTTCAATTTCAACGATCTTTTCGATTTCCACGGCCGGCTTCAAGGCCAATTCGACAAGCGGCGCTAGCGCGGTTTCGACCGTCGCTAGGAGCGTGCTCGAAACAAAGGGACGCAGCACGTCCAGCACGGGTTCCGCGAGGGATGGCGTGCTTGTCTCGCCGTTTTCATCTTCAATCGGTTCGACCATGACCGCACCGGTAGCACGCGCCGCGTACCGGTCGATAATGGCTTGCGTTTCCGCTTCCGCTCCGAAAAGCGCAATCGCCTTGTGGATAAGATCGTTGCTGAAATCGCGGCTTGCGAAATTTCCATTCGCGGCGCGGAACGCATCGAAGCCCGGATTACGCCGGAGCATGCCCCGAATATCGTTCCGGACTTCGTTGTTTGTGAGATTGTAAGTCATTGATTTTCCTCAGGTTTTCTCAGGTTTTCGGCGATGCTCTCGCCGCCGGCACGCTTGGCCGGAACCAAGGTATAGGCGATTTTCGCCTAGCAAGTCAAGCGTTTCTGTCTCTCACGCTGGCGCGGCTTTCGGCCGTCTCCGGCTCTCGCAGCCTAGCGAAGCCCGGCTTGCCCGGAACCGACGCGCGCTTTGCGCCTAGCTAGGCGAGACAGGTTAGCGCGCGGTCGACCGGCCGGCCGGGAGCCCGGCGGCGAGACAGAGCGAGACAGGAAACAGCACGGCCGTGCGCCTAGGCGCAGCGCGGCGCGCAGCCGCGCCCCGCGACGCGGAGTGCGGGTGCCCGGATACGTAAATACGTTAAAAGACAAGAAAAACAGGAAAAGTGAAACGGTCGGAACGATTTGAGTTCAGCGCACAAAAGCACACCTGCCCACATTCAGCATGCCTACCCGTTTATGTGACAATATCACTCCCCCTGTTTTGCGTAGGCTCATATCCGCAAACGCTTACGCAACCGGTGCGTAGGCCCCCCCCCCTTTCGGAGGGGCCTACGCACGCCTACGCCGCGAGCCTACGCAGAGCCTACGCAGCCTACGCAAGCGTGCTTTTGTCTCCACTTAAAACGGGCTTTCTTCATCACGCACCACCACAGTTTCTGTCCTCTCATGCTTGTTTTTCACCAAAGTCACCAAGCCTTTTTCAGCCAGCTTTTCGATGATCTCCCAAGCCACCTGATTGCTCACACCGAGCACGTGATGCACGCTGTCACCGCCGATCTGCGCCCCCGTCGCCCCTGCGCCGTAGCGCCGCAGCGCCTTCTTGCTATTGCGCAGCTTCTCCGTCCACGCCTTCTCGTCGGCCGCCGAGGACACGACGCCGAACACCGAGGGCATGACGATTGGCACCAGCACCGGCACCCAGTCCTTTTCAGGAAGTCCGGTTTCAGCGCCCAGCACGTCGATCTCGACGGTATGAAGCTCGTAGAAGCAGGCCACCACGTTCTGTCTCCCGTCGCTGTTCTTGACGATGAACTCGACGACGATCTTCTTGCCGGCGAATGTGAGGAACCGCTTCTTCTCGTCGTCGGTCGGGTCGACCATGGTGACGAGGCCGCGCACCGTACCGGTGATGCCGCCGAAACCACGCGCCGCGCTCGCCAGCGAGCGCCCGTCCTCGTTATCCCAGCCAGCTTTGGTGCCGTGGTGGATCAGCACGACCGAGCACCAGAAGGCGTCGGCGATGTCCTCCAGCAGTGCCATCACCTCCATCATCTCCGAGGAGTTCTCGTCGAAGCCGATGACCGATGATGGCAGCGTATCGACGAACACCGCCGTGATCGCGTGGCCATTGCGCAGCCGCTTGACCATGGCCTCGACGATGCGCTCGCACTCGATGGTGGTGCCGCGACTGCCGTTCTTCATCATCAGCGCCGAGGAGACAGGAAAGACGCCATGCTTGGCTGGCTTGCCCAGCAGGTTGTGATGCTTGCGCAGGCCTCTGAGCCGCCGCTCGATGGTGTTCTTGGCGTCCTCGTTGCAGACATAGAAGACGTCGCCGGGGAATTGCAGCCGTTCGCCGCCGTCGCGCAGCAGGTCCTTGTCGGCATAGGCGATGGCCATGCTCTGTGCGAGGGCGAGCGTCGACTTGTGCTTGCCGGGCGGGCCAGCCAGCATCGACAGTAGCCCTTTGACGTGAGGCTTGAAGATGGTGGCCGATGCCGAGGGTGTCCCTGTGCTGGTCAGCACGTCGACCGCCTCGCCGGTCTTGGTGAGCCAGTTGCGATCCTTGTCTCCGCGATGCTGTGTCGGCACCGGGGTCAGCCGGCGGGCCTCTTCGAGCAGGGCATGGAAGCGCTTCTTGGCGGCCTCTTCCTTCCTCTCGTCGGGAGAGGCAGCAGGTCCATCACCGGGGATCGTCCCGTCCTCGACGGCCGTGAACGCTGTCTCCGCAATCATCCCCTGCACGGCGCGGTAGGCGTCGCTGTCCTTGCCGTGGCGCTTCTCGACCTCCTTGCGCAGCGTCGCGCCGGAAGCCTTGGCTTCGCCGATGTCCTCCCATGTCTTCTGCGGCTCGCGCTTCTCCTGCACCTGCTTGGCGCACCAGTCCTCCCAGATCGGGAAGCCCTCGTCGCCGCACGCTCCCTTGATGGCGCAGCCGATGACGAACCAGTCGTCATGGCTGGCGTAGAAGCCGTCATTGGGCAGGTAGGTCTCGACCACCTTGCGCACGAGATCGACAGGCCATTGCTCGCCCCAGCCGCCGCTGCGGAGGGGAACGACATTGGCTGGTGCCGATGCCGTACCGAGAGACAGGCCGAAACCTTGGACAAGCTGCGCGAACGTGTAGGTCTGGCCGCTGAAGGACACCAGCCGGGTCGGGAAGTCCTCGCGGCCCTCCTTCGAGTTCACCCCGGTCGGCAGCCGGAAGTACTGTCCGATGGAGCCTTGGATGCCGGCCTTGTAGCGGGGGTCGTTCCGCATCGCCTCGCGCAGGCGATGCGCTTCGGCGTGGGTCATCGCCGGCTCCAGCTGGAAGCCGTACTGGTGATTGCCCTTCGATGTCTCGATCACCCATGTCGGTTCAGGCGTGTTTTGCATGTTGGCGACATCGAGCTTGGCTCCGGGGGCCTGAACATGAACCGTGTCTCCCTCGCCCCGCACGCCGATGTCGTCCACCACGAAGAACGGCACGTCGATGACGTTGCTCTCCATCTCGCTGCGCTTGAACAATCCCTCCCGGTAGCGGGCGCTCGACAGGTGATGCCGTTCCGTCGGCAGCATGGCGGCGACGGCGTCGGGCGAGTAATAGCCGCCGTTCTCCAGCCGGTTCGCCTCCTTGGGCTTGCTCGCGGCGATCCACAGGCCTGCGGTGCCGTCACCGAGCAGCGCGGTGACGAAATCAACGCTGGATTGATTGGGGGAAGGGTCGGGGCCTTGCGGAGGGGGAGAGGCTGATCTATTTTCGCTCATAAGAATGAAGTCCTTTCGTGGGGCGGAGTTCTTGGAATGACGTCCTTGCTTGGGGCGGAGTTCGAAAGGGATGCTGTCCTTAGTCGCTTGCTTGATGCGTCTCGACCGGTTCTGAAGGCGGGTCGGGATGCAAGGGTCCCCTCAGGTTCCCTTCGTCGACGAAAGATAGTCTCATTCCGAGGGTGCGGGCAATGCTTTGGTTGAGTGAACCTGCATCCGCCCCGGAAACAGACGAGCCCTCCAGAGCCCCCCGGCACTGGAGGGCTTTTCATTTCAGGGCTGCCTCGATCTTATCGGTCAGCTTTTGTATTGCTGCCATCGAGGCAAAAGCGGTCAAACTGCCATCTTCAACGCCGATGCGGATAGCTTGACGGAGGATGTGTAATTCCTTGGCTGTGAACTTCATGGCTGGCCTTTCACAACTGCGCGGGCGCGTAACCAGTCGTCTTCGGTTGGACCTGCGGTATTGATCTCCCAGCCATCGGGGCCGTCATCGACGCTATCGGCGAATGGCTTCAGCACCTCGCGCAGTTCCTTCTCGCGTGCCTCTACCAGAGCCTCCTGCTCATTCAGCCATTTCGCCCAGCGAGCCGCCGTCTCATCTATGCGCTGCTGAAGCGCCTCGATGCGGTCGGCGGCCTCCTCCCACAGCGTCGGAAACCGTTCATCGTAGGTTTCCATCGCCTGTGCATGGCGGTGCCGCAACTGCTCGATCAGGTCGTCGCTCATACCTACTGTCTCCTTCTTCATTTCAGGCCATAGCGGTCCATCAGGCCCCCCTCGCAGGCGACCGGCAGTCCCTCCGCCCATGCCGGCAGCAGTTCGACGAGGCGCTTGGCGATCAGCATGCAGGCCACCGCGCCTGTCTCCGGCACTTCCCACACCAGTTCGTCGTGGACCGACAGGACCAGTTCGCCCGTGCCGGTCTTCTCGACGCGCAGCGCCGCTTCGGCCATGACGTCGCGGGCGATGGCCTGCGTCACGTTCTCGGCCAGCTTCGCTCCCCACGTCCTGATCGGCACCCACTTCTTGCTGGTCTGGTCGATGCCGTCGAAGACGATGGCGTCGCGGCTCTTTACCGGGTCGTATTCGAGCCGGGGATTGCGGTAGTACAGCATCCGTCCCGACGGCAGCTGGATCGTCATCCTGTCGCGGTTGGCATGGACGTGCAGGGACATCCGCGTGTGGTGGATGCTGACAGGCCCGCGCGGGTTCTGGATCGCGGCGCGGGCGGCGTCGTCGAGGTCGTGCCAGAACCGGACGATGTGCGAATTGGCCCTGCGCCAGTCGTTGACGATTGTCTCGCTCTCCTCCGGAGACAGGGTCAGGCCGTAGCCCTTGGCAAGCTCGACGAACTTCTTCCAGCCGGTGCCGTATCCAAGACCCAAGACAACCACCTTACCGGCGTCCCGGTGCGGCAGGCCTAGCCTGTCCTTGGTGTAGGTGTAGACGTCCTCGCCGTTGGCGAAGACTTTCAGGATGTCGTCCTGCCCGGCCAGCCACGCGAGGACCCTTGCCTCGATCTGGCTGAAGTCGAACACGAGGAGCTTCTCCCCGGGGCCGGGGATGATGGTCCCCCGGAGACAGCGTGCGACGGCTTCGAGCGGCGTCGCCCAGAAGGTGCGCAGCGTCTCCGTCGCTTCCTTTGCCGGGGCGGTCTTGACGTAAGGCACGATGTCGCGGATCGGGATCGCCTTGGAGGGCCGGGGGAAGTTCTGCGGCTGGATCAGCCGGCCCGAGAAGCGCCCGGTGCGGCCGGCCCCGTAATACTGGAGCGTGCCGCGCACCCGTTCGTCGTCCTCGACGCAGGCGATCATCGCCTTGAGCTTGCCGAGCGAGGACTTGGCGACCTCGCGGCGGATCGCAAGGACGCGACACACGTCGTCCGGAAGCTCCGCGTCGAACGCTGTCTCCAGCGTCTCCATGACGGTGGCCTTGTCGACCTTGTCGAGCTTGCAGCCATGGGCTTCCAGCCAGTCGACGAGCCGCTTCACCTGCGTGCCGGGCTTGGTTACCGCGCCCTTGGTCAGGGCCGCGCATTCCCGGTCGAGCAGCGCTGTCTCCTCCTGCGCGATGCGGATGAAGGCGTGGACAAGCTCCAAGTCCAGTCTTACGCCACGGCCGTTGGTGAGGCGGTCGAGCAGCGAGACCTTCTGTTCCATGGGCGGCAGGTCCGGCAGCTGGTGCCCGGCGGCGCGTTCCGCGATGACGTCGCTCATGCAATAGGCCCCGAGCCGCGCCAGCATGGTCGGGCCTTCGGCCGGGTCGTCGTGCCAGAAGCTGCCGTCCTTGCGCGGCTTGCACATCTTCATCATCAGCCGGTAGCCCTCCATGTCCTTGGCGACGGGAAGGGCCATGGCGCTGGCTGCGTCTTCGAGGCGTGCCGGAAAGCCGGCGTAGAGCGAGCGCTGCATGGTGCAGACGAACTGCTTCGCCTTCACCGGGATGCCGAGCGTGTGCTGGATGATCGCCATCTCGAAGGCGGCGTTCCACGCGTGTATCTCGCCACCGCTGCGGATGTGGTCGTCGACCGCCGTGGGGACGGGGGTCACAAGTGAGGCGACCCCCCTTGACACGTGCCGCACCGGGCCGTTGTCGAAGGCCCATGCGAGACAGAGCACCACGGTCGAAAAATTTTTTGCGTAGGCCGAGGCCCCTGCCTTGCGCAGGTCGGCCTTGGAGGCGGTTTCGAAGTCGAGGGATAGTACAGTCATGTATTAGCCCTTCACCTCGTAGTCATGGAACACCTTGCCAATCGCCTCGTCGCCGCGTTCGTGGTGGTCGATCCAGCGGATCAGGTGTTCACATTTTCGGCATAACGCGTAATTGCCGTCCCGTTCAGCCACCACGTGGGCGCACAGGAAGCGCATCGGGGCCTTGCGGCTGTCGACGACGCGCCAGTGCCCGCGCACCTCGTGCCAGCGGTTGTGCCGCCCGGTCGCCTCGTGCATGTGCTTCTCGTAGACGGCCATCTCGTGCCCCGGTCGGGCGTCGATCTTGATGGTCGTGAAGTCCAGTTTGGGGACGTTCCTCAGGCGGTGCTGGAACGAGCCCTTGACGCTGTGCTGGATTTGCAGCAGCGGCACCACGTTGATCGACGATAGGATGGAGACGGCCCAGCGCAGCTTGCCGGCCCCTTCGGCGGCGAAGCGTCCGGCGGCGCGGGTAATGAAGTCGCTGGCGGCGTCCACGCGTTCTCGACCGCCCAGTTCGGCGGCGCGCAGGGCTCCCTGCAATATCGGCAGGAAGAAACGACCTTCCGGCACGGCAACGCCGCGTTGCAGCAGTTCGTCGTGGATGGCGTATTGCAGGTTGCTGGTGCCGCCCTTGTCGACATAACCCCAGCCGGAGGCCAGCAGGTTCTGGATGAAGCTGCTTTTCGCGAAGTTCTGATGGTTGGCGGGATCGATGTCGCGGGCGTCTTGGTCGAGCGAGAAGTAGGCGGCGTAGGGCCAGACCGGCAGCGAGTTCTCGCTGTCGCAGCAATGCGAGACGCGCCACGCGTTGGCGTTGCCCCTGTCGATGCGCTCGAACAACAGGCCGGCGCGGCCGTAATCCTCGTTGGGGTTGAAGCCGTAGGAGGTGCCTATCTCCTTGGCCGCTGCGCTGGTGCCACGGACACGGGTGTTGTCGTCGTATTCGACGAACACCACGTCGTGCGGCAGCTGCGACAAATGCGCCATGGCCAGCATGTCGGTGGGTCCGCCTATCGTCTTGCGCGCCACCTGATGGATGAAGTTGTCGTCGAGCCGGTAGCGCTTGGCCTCGCGTATCGTCTCGCGCAGGTGGCGCTTCTGCCCGGCCTGCCACTCCTTGGTGACCTTCGCGTCGGGGTAGCTGATCTTGGCCTCGCCGATACGGTCGAACACCGGACGCGTGTCGTAGGTCCAAGCGTGCAGCCAGTCGGCCAGCGTGTCTGTCTTGATGGACATCACTTCGCTCCTTTCCGCTTGCTTCCGACGATGGTGTCGATGCGGGCTAGGAAGGCATCCTTGTCTGGATCGCTCATGCGATCCCAGAGATTGCGGACGAAGGCGTCGGCGACGTCTTCACCCTTGCGCGGGACGATACGTTCGGCACGGAGCTTGCCGCTGCGGATGGCGCGGCCGAGCTTGGAGTTCGGATCGAGGCAGGTCATGGGAGAGTTCCTTTGGTCGAGTGAACGCCGTACATATCAAGGGCTCGCGTGCTTTTGTCAACTTAAAAAAGTGAAAATTTTTGTCGGCCCGACATAATCCCTATTGCGCCGGCACAAAAGCACCGATATATGAAGCGAACACCAACGAAACCCCACCGAGGTTAACGCAATGTCCGGTCGCTACACCCACGTCAAGCCGCTGACCGAGCGAAACTATCCCGACTATAAGTTCCGGGAACTGCTGGCCGCTGTCGGCAACGATCAGGAGGTTCAGGACGTCATCGTCACGGCGGGCTTCGAGCCCCCGACCGCCCACGTCATCCGTGGCTGGCGACGACGGAACTCGATCCCGCCGCGCTGGCTTCCGATACTCATGCACAAGGCCATGGCCAAGGGCGTCATCCGCAGCGCGGACGACCTCCTGAAGGCTCCGTTCTAAAGAGAGACCTAAGCCGGGCGTGTGAGTAACTGGCTTGGAAGGACTGCCGCCTGCCTCTCAATCCCCCTCAAGGCGGGCGGCAGTTTCTGATTTCGAAAGGAAAACCTGAGACATGACCAACGAACCGCCACGCGGCGAGAAGCGCTATCGGATTTACTGTCCGCACTGCGAACGGCAGGGGGTCTTCGCCGGCTGGCGCAGGCTGCTGACCGGCGAGGAAGTGCCGCCGGAGGAGTTCACCTGCCCTGAGTGCGGCGAGAAGGTCGACGTCTTGGGACGCGAGGATCAATGACATGATGGCCCGTCTTTACCGGTGCGACCGTTGCGGCAGCGAGATGCCTTCGACGGAGACCTACGCCGAACGTTGCCACATCCAAGTCCAGTTCAGCCCGGCTTTCGGTAGTGAGCGCGGCCGGATGGATTGGTGCCGTAGCTGCGAGCAGGACTTCAGAAGGTGGTTGCAGGAGGGGGGCGCATGATCCTCGGCATCGATCCCGGCTCTGTCTCCGCCGCCTATGGCATCCTCGACGACCAAGGCATCTTCGTCGAGACCGGCGACATCCCGGTGGTCGA